GTTCGTCTCAATAAACGCCCGATCAACAGGATCAATCTCATAAGCCCAACCACTAAGCCCGGTAATATCCACGCCGGTTTTGGTAGTGACCGCAAATTCTGCGCTGGTGTTCGTGCCTGTCTTGCCAAACAGATCAAAGGGCCGGAGCCTGACATAGTAGGTTTCGCCCTGGGTCAGACTGGACACGATATAGCTGTTGTCAGATACCGTGGCAGTAGGCTCAGTAGAGTCAGGGTCAAAGCCTTGCGTCTGGCTAACCCATATATCAACGCCTGCAAAATCCAGATCATCGGGGCGCAGATAGCTGATCTCGATCACGCTGAAGCCTGGCACTACTGAGAGTGCGGCTAAGGGTTCGGGGGCGGTGTTGGATACGTCAAGCTTTGCAGGCCGATCGCTGATCCCGTTCATTCGTGACCGGCAATAAACTCTAACCTCAAACTCACGCCATGCGCCCACTACGCCAAGCACACGCTTATAATCTTCTGCGTTTTTCTCAAAGGTGTAAACGTAGGACGCATCCACCACAAACTCTGTCCGTACTATCTCATTACTGACCCATACCTCTAGCTGATAGTCTTTAAAGTATTGGTCAAGGTTGCCGCTACCAGCGCCTAAAAAGCCCTCTGCCCCGAACTCTTGCCAGTCTGTGATTGATGTTTTGCGCCAAGCAAACTTGGCATCACGACCTGTAAACTCAGCGTTATTACCTTGCTCAAATATTTCAAGGCCATGTACAGGCGGAACGGCAATGTGTGTGCCGACATCCTGATCATCTCGGTTAATTGAGTTTGTTACTGTAATTGCGCCGTCAGTCCACACACTTGATTGAATGCCCAGAACAGAAACAGAAGCAGCCCGCACGTTATACGTTGCCCCGTCAGCTTCAACGATGATGCGCTTATCACCGGCATCATCAACCGGGCCAGCGCTCTGCCAATCTGGATCTCCGTCTTTTTGATATTGGATCACCGCGTAATCGTAATCCGTATCAGCCGGTGCCGTCACATCAACGAGAATGGTGCTATAGATTGTGTCTGGATTCTTGGGCGTGTTCTCGATCTCAATGACCGCCAAGGCAGCTACAGGGTCGGCTATGAATCTGTCAGCAGTGTAAGTCACAGAGGTCCAGCCCGAGCGCTTTCCGATACGGCTAATAGCCCTGACTCGAACATCATACGTGCCGTCGGTTATGTCACGAATCGGGAACTGATTGTCTTGCCAGAAAGCCGCACCGTTGATCCAATCGGTGTCACCGTCAAGCCTAAACTGGAAATCATAAGCTAAGGCTGAAGGCTGATCGTTCCATGACACGGTAAGCTGTGCCTTGACTTCGCCTGCAACCGAAAGATATGTTTCTTCGGTAAACGTGATGCCAGAAGGGTCGCTTATGGTCATGCCGCCGGGGATGCTTATGGCGGGCGGCTTATCAAGCGCCAGCGCGTCGCCTTCTTCCCATGCGTAAATTGCGGCTGCGTCTTCTCTAAGCTCAAGTGCAACGCCTGATTCGAAGGAAATCTCGACAGACTCAACCCGGAAGACTTTAGGGCTCCAGCCGAGACGGGCAATCGAAAGAGATACGCGGTCGCCAGGTGTCAGCACGATTGCTTTAAACTTGCAGACTGCTTTCAGGCTGATTCCAAACCGGTTACGCTCAATGTCAATTTTAGCGAGACGGCGCGCCATTGTGCCGGAGTTCGTCCAAGGGAAATCATAGGAGTTTTCCAGCACCTCCAAATCTTCAGCCACATACTCACTGATATAAAGCTCTTCAAAGCCGACGGCCTCAAAGTCCTGATCTGCGTCTATGTAAGTACCCTTTGCTACGTTGTGGCGGCTGTTCTTGGGTGGGCCAACTTGGAACGGCAGCCCGCCAACAAGGTCTGATTCGTCAAGGCTTAAAACTGGGGGCTCATAAACGCCCGGTGACACGCTCCACTTGCCCGATGCTACGTCAAAGTAGGGTGTTGATGCGCCCGCTGAAGCAACCGACTTGAGGATCTCTAGCGGTATGGCTTGCAGCTTAAATGTGCCGTTTACGGTGTAGCGCTTTTCAGTTGTGCCCACGCCCGACGCCACGAGATCATCAGCGGCATTGGCTGCACTAATAAAACTGGGCAAGTCTATGGCCGAATCGCTTTCGTCAAACATCCGATCCCAGCGGAGAACGTCCAGCATCGCCAGCGCTTGATTGTCTGAATAACCAGACGTTGATGTTCTGGGGTCAAGTAAATCGTTTTTGCCCTTGACGTCAAATGTGAAGCGAGGAAGCCCGGAATCACCAAATGCATCTCTTTCGAATGCCAAGCTTATCCAAACATAGGTTTGAAATTTTAACTTGTGGTCGGTTGTCCAGTTTGGCGGTGAGAATGTTCCGTCATAACTGTTATCTGAGTAATCAACAGTTACACTTGGAATAAACGCGGTTGCGCGGGCTCCATGAATCGACCATGCCGATATCTGATCACCAAACGGATTGCCCGGCGTCATGACCATCTCGCCATCGACGCCCGCCCCGTTGCTTGTTGCCACTTCCTCGCCATCGGCGTAAACAGCTTCGATCTCTTCTACTTCATGCCCGGCGAGGACATAACATATCCACAATAAAGTGTTGTCCTTGCCTTGATCCTCAATATAAACAATCTGCCCGCCAGTCCGCGCCCTGCCGTAAATAACAGTCTTTGGTTCTGTTGCGCTTCTAACTGTGCGCTCTCTGTCCTGGAATGTCTGCTCTGGCACTAGCCCTGCTATGAATCCACGCACCGCATCTTTGACATAAGAAAACGTGCCGAACGTCATAATGTCTAACGTCGCATTAAACACATCCTCAAGTGCGCCAAGCGGATCAGTGAAGAAATCCCCTACAGCCTCGAAAGTGTCTGTAAACGCATCGGTTACGCTGTCAACTGCATCGGTTACGCTGTCAACTGCATCGCTAAACCATCCCATTATTCGAAGAACTCCCCTTTTGGCCAAATGATCTTCTTATCCGCAATCTGCCCAACGAACTCAAAGCCCTTATCGTTCGGATAGGTTGCCTGCTGATCTGAATTCATGTTCCTTTCAACCCTTGGCCTCGACCAGTCCGCAAGCCTATCACGCGCCGTTACAACGATAGAGCTTTGTTTACCGTAATTGAACTTCACATCGTCTGTTTTGCCGACAAAATAGTTCATTGCCGTGTCATCAATGACGCCGCCGTCTTCGTCGAACATGGCTACTTTTATAACCACGGGTCGATTCAGGTAGTTGCTGTTTCCTACCGCTGAAAGCGAGGCGTTCGATATTCCCGCCAAGGTTATTTTTAGTTCGTTGGGGTCAAGGTCTGAGTTTTCTTTTGCGCTGGTGATGTTGCCAAGGTTGGCCGCGCCAAGGTACTCCACGCCGGCAACCGTGATTGCACCATAAGCGCTTGAGAATCTAAGCACGGTGTCGAACTGAATCTCAATAAGGAACAGCGGCCTGAATATTGATGATTCCAGCGCTGCAACAATGCCAGCAGGTATGTCTCTCATATATCAAGCGCCTCGAAAGCGTCCATGGTGACTGCGTAAATGTGCGGGCCTGATGCTTGCCATGATGCTTGGTCGTCGCCTTTCAGCTGCATGATAGACCTCGGCTCAGTATAGCGTATCGACTGGCCTAATGTAGCGGCGATACGAAGTGGGGGCGCAAACTCTAATGTAGCATTGCCCGAAGCGTTAGAAGACACGTCAGCCGTGATCTTTTTAAGCTCGCCGTTGATCTCGAAGTAGTCACCGGAGACGAACAGGTCAGTGACGCTCACATTCCACCCGGATGTTTGCAGTGTGATTGAGTTTGGTGACTGACTAACTGCAACCACAGGCGTTCCAGCAGGAGAGCCCAAAGGCGTCCAATGTACAGGCGTCAGGTAGAACCGCCCCGCCGTACCCTGCAAGCCAGCCAGGAACCCCTGAAGCGCCCTCGCCTCTCGACCCGTGCGGTTGGTGAAGGTTAACGAAGCGCTCCACCTTGCGCCCGGCAGTACCGCCGTCTGAGTTGCGCCGTTTAGGTCACTTGTGAATCCCTGAGTGTTGGAGATAATGCTCCATGATTCAGCGTTTGCTGTAATGCTCGGGAAGTCTTTGACCGCCATTATCCTCTCCTGCCGACAGCGCGACTCATGGCCCCGCCTTGGTTGATCGCTTCAAGTACAGCTTGTTTAGCCTGAGCCTTGATGAATGGTGCGGCTGCCAGTATCTGGCGCTTGGCATCGCCACCGCCACCGCCCAACTGGAATACTTGAGTGACGTTGGTGGCGCCGCCATTGTTGTTCACACTAGACGGCGTAACCACACCTGATCCGCCCATGGTAACAACCTCCGGCCCGTTCTCGCCGACCATGTATGATCCGCCGCCTGTTACTGAGCCGCCCATTGCGCGGGCTCCTTGGTATTCTGTCCCCTGTATCTGTGCAACCTGCACCGCTCCCAGTGCCCCGACCGTTGCGGCCAATGCAAAGTTAAATGGCGGCGGCGCTGATGCAAGCGCGTTTGATACTGCAAGCGCTGTAGAAACTACGGCCTGAGCTGTTGCCATGGCCTTCCATGTTGAAAACTGCTTTTCTCCACCTTTTTCGGCAATGTCGGCCATGTTCCCAAAAATCTGGCCAACAGTGCTTAATGCGGTTTGCT